ACCAACACGCGAGCCACCAAGGTGGGAATCCACGCCACCAACCAAAGCCCAAGACCCTGCAGCATGTCAACTCTCCGGACGCGAAAGAATCATGAAAGCAGCGAACGCACTGAGCAGCAAGACGAGCGGCTTCACGTAGGTGCCCAAAATCATGCACGTGTATTCGAACGAGAACGGGTAGTCGTGGCCCGCAATCGTGAAGGTGAGAGGACTCGGGCACGTATCCGAGCCGCCCCACACGTTGAACGTGTACGGGGTAAAACTGAAAGTCGCCGTCTCCCGCAGCGGCTTTTCATCACCGGGACTATCAAACTTGCCGCACTTGATCAACGAAGTGTCATCTGCACAGTCCCCGTCGCCTGCAGTGCCACCACCACCCGACCCGCCCGTCACCGTCGCAGTGCCCGTCGTGCTCGACCCAGGTGTCAACACACCACCGCCGCTCACCACCGTCGTCGTCTGGTTGATAACCGTCGTACACGTGCCGTTCACACACGTGATGGTCTTCTCCATGCTGTCGCCCAAAGTGGCGGTCCCAGTGCCGACACTGATCGACCTGGTCGACGAACCCGAGAGCGTCGTTTCACTCACCTTGCAGTCAGCGTAGACAGTCACCCCGTTGACCGTGCCGGGACACTTACCAGGTGGCGGAAGCTCGTTAGGCACGGGCTCAACCTCAGTGGTTGCGGCACAAGAAGTACCAGTGCCGGTGAAGTGCCCCGTTGTGACTTCCTCCATCCACGGCGAAGTGGGCGACTCGTCAGCCTTCCACTTGATGCCGCCCACGTTGGGTGTGCTGTTGCGACCGAAGACACAACCGAGCTGGCAGATGGGGGAGCCGACCGGAGCAGCGAAGGTACCGAACGCGATCAGCGTCTTGCCTGCAGCCCAATCACACTCACCCGCGCAATAGTCGCCCGTGCGAGTCGTATAACCACCCGTGCTCACCGTGCCGCACGTAGGGTACCCGCCAAAGCGCGCAGTGCAGTATTCGCTCTCCTGCGCGACGACGAAAGATGTGCCGTCCTCAGAGTAAACGCGATAGTGCGGACACGTTGAATACACCGTCCCGTTATAGACAGTGGTGGTCGTGCACCCAGCCTGAGCGGCATTGGCCGCGTCGATGACACTTTGCCGTGAATCAGCTTTGTTATTGGACCACTCACCCGTGAACGACTGAAAAGACGCACGGTATTGCGTGCACTCCGCAGCGTATGCGAGCAGGGGCACCAAGGCCGCGAGCAACGCCACCAGGCAGCGCCGCAGGATCACCCGAAGATGATCCACCACAGCAGCGCCAGAAACAAAACGAACAGCAGCAATGCTGGGGAAAAAACCATGTTCAAGTCCCATCGAATTTGCCGCCGAAAATATCGGCCACCTTGCGCAGCCCCCACGCCACGACCAAAACAAGCAGCATCGCGCCCCACATGTAGGTGTAATCCTCCAGGTCTTGCGCCGTAGGCTCCTGCGCCTGCAGGCTCACCGACACCGACACGGTCGAAGAACTTGACGGCGCAGGCACCGTGCACACCTGCGTCACAGAGCCGGTACTACCGTTCGCGCCACCACTGCTGCGGGCGTTGCACACGGAACCATCCGTGAACGACAACGCCCCCGCGCCCTTGGCAAGAACAGCGGCACCCGAACACGCCTCAAACGAGCTCTGACCCGTAGCCGTAAACCCGCTCACGGTCCCGGACCAAGGCGCTTGGCCTGAACTGCAATCCGCAGCCCACGCCGACAACGAGCCACACACCCACAAGACGCTGATTGATGCGCCGCGCATCCCCATGAAAAACACACGGCGCATGGGTCAGTCTCCTGTCCCGCCGCTTACCACCAGCCCAGCTTCTGGCCCACCTTGCGGACAGCCCAGAACGCGAGCAGAGCCAGAATCACCGCCTGCGCGATGGTGGTCAGGTCACCCTGAGCCGTAGCCACTGCGGTCGACACCGCATCGGTGAGCGAAGAAGCAGCCGCAGGGGCCACCGTGAACATGCTGGCCAGAACGACCAGCGCTGCGGCCAAATAGGCCTGGAAACGGCCCGCCAGGGCCTTGATTTGACGCATAGAGCGCCTCCTTCCGTTATGGGCTGGTCAGGCCCGGGATTGACCCCAAAACGCCGCACGCGACGTTTCAGGCTTCGTCCTTTTTGCGGTCCCGCTCCCAGCGAAGGCCCGCATCCCAGATCACGCACGCAATCACAGCAATGACCACGTGCACCGCCAGCGCAATCCAGACGTCACGACTCATGCCGACACCGACCGCCTGGACGACTGCCGCAGACGCCACAGCCGGCGCGCCCGCCGACCCCAGATGAAGTCCGCCAAGACCTCCAGCGCAAAGCCACAGCACACACCCGCAGTCCCTGCCGCGAAAACCTTCACCGTGGTCCACGGGATAGCGTCATCACTGACGTACCCGAGCACCACAGCGAAATACAGCGCCCACCCGTGCACCGACAGCAGCAGAAAAAGCAGGACTTCGCGCGTGCGCATGGCTTAGGCCGGAACCACTTTCGCCGCCTGCAGCGGCTTGATGCCAACCACGACCAGGCTGACCTTCCCGGTGCTGGCGAGCTGCTCGATGTCGAGCTCGGCCAGGAAGGGAAGGGGGTTGTGCTGCACCGCCTTGATGATTTCCTCGTTGGCGCAACGCATGGCGTTGGTCCTGCAGCCCGTACCGCCGTGCTCGCCGTCCAACTTCACGTCAACGTGGATGGACTTGATCTTCACGTTGGACCCATCGATGTTGTAGTCCATGAGGCTGATGCCCCGGACCACTTCCTGTGCCTTGAATCGCATAGCTACTCTCTCCGAATTTGGGACTGAAGCTCGCCCCATGAAAGCCCGGCCACCACGCCGGAAGGTTTGACCCTTCGAGGAATGCCGACGATTCGGATTTCCTCGACCAGGTCAGTGTTGTTTACGCTGGTGCACGCCTGCGCCTGGTGCAGTGCTTTGCCGAAGCAGCGTTTCATGTGATAGAGCAGATGGCCCAGCGTCGTGGCCGCTTCTGTCTGAGTCGTGGGAATGGCCTCACCCGCCTCCTGCAGCAGCGCTGCGAGGGCAGGGTAGGCACCCGCGAAAAACTTATCCCCTTGCGTGAGCGTGTCGAACGGGATCACCCGATCACGATTGCCTAGGCGCAGCTCGAAGCGCACCCAGCTAGAGTCCAAGTCCCCTAGCTGCTTGCCCTTCTCATAGACACACAGCTGCTTGCCGTTGCCCGTCTTGCCCACGTACAACGTGCGCCCGCGCATGCACTCAAGCCAGTCACCCGCAACGCTCGTTGACGGTGGTCGGCCCGAAAGATTGAACTCACCATTGCGATGCATCACAACAGCGTCATCGACCGTGTGCTCACCGTCGAGAAAGTCCGCAGCCAGGTCGACCCGCGTGATGGTCGCGCCAAGGCCCTCTAGCAGCTCCTGCAGCGACTCCCAGTCCTTGACAAGCCCGCAACCCTTGCCTGTGAGCTGCAGGAGCCACCGGCCCCGCTGCGACTCGCCACCGTAGGCAATGCAGCCAATGTCGGCCATCACCGCGCCAACATAGGCTCGAAGATCGACACGATGCTCAAAGCCGAACAGCCCGGCCCGGTTCTCGTTGCCCACCACGGGCAGGCCCGTCACGTTGCCCAGGAAGCCCACCAGGCCGGAAATCGTCATGCCACCCGGTTCAAACGTGCAGTTGAGCCAGTCGACTTTGACCCGTTGCGCCTGCTTGGTACTTTCCCCCCGTGTTACAGCACGGGGGGCAGGGACCGCGCCCGTGCGGCGCTGCGCTTGCCCGGTCGCGGCCCCCGCTGCCGCTAGCAATGCCCCGAACACCAGCCGCCTGCGCTTCATTCGCCCACCTCTTCAATGTCGATAGACCCGCAGTCGGGGCAGCAGCCCTCGATATCGCCGTCTTCGTTCTCCTGCTCCTGAAACGCCAACTCCTGGAAGAAAACACCGCACCCGTAGCAGCACCACATAGACTCAGCCCTCGGAGGTGAAGATGAAAAACATGGAAGCGCAGCTCGCACAGCTATTCCTCGTCTGGCTACTGCTCACGGTCGTTGCCGTCGCCCTGGGCATCTGGATCGCGTACCGCGTCCTGAAGGCCGGCGTGCGAGACGGCATCAGAGAGTCCGGCCTGGTCAACGCCCTGAATCGGCCTGTGGCGACCGCCAGGCAGCCCACGGGACTGCCGGATATGCACGCTGACCGCTGACTAGCTCGCAAGGGCGCTCCGGTGTAGAGTGACGGCGTCCGATGTGAATCAGCGCCTTGTGACAAGGATTCTTGTCACTCGGCCGCACAGTAACAGGAAGTCTCGACAATGCCAAACTCAGTAAAAGCCCTAATTGACAGAGCCTCCGAGCGTGTCGGAAACCCGCATCGCCTCGCAAAAGCCCTCGGCGTTGCATCCAGCCAGGTCTACGACTGGCGCGATGGTCGACTTACTTGCAGCCCGGCAGATCGAGCGCGAATCGCCGCCTTCGCCGGAGAAGACGCGGTCCAAGAATTGGTCCGCGCCACTCTGGAAACCGCGAAAGGAGAAGTAAGGCGCGAGCAGCTGCAGCGGGTGTTGGGAAAATTGTCGCAAGCGACTATCGGGGTCCTCGGTACCGCCTTGCTCGCGGTGACCAGCCTGACCTCTGAACCGACTGAGGCCGCTTCCTACTTCATACGATGTATAGAACTGTTAAATCGGAAACGACATGTCCATAGCTAAATTCAACCACAAATAAGCCGCCTAGTGCGGCTTTTTTGCGCCAGGTCAAAAGCCAAAACAGCCGTTTTTCAGGACACGAGCTGGCAGGGAGCCTGACGCAATGCTGCTGGCCGCGACCATCCACCAGGCAGGCGCTGCCCCCGCAGGGGCCACGCGCAACGCTCAGGACTTCGGGATTGGACCGGGCAACGTGCCTAGGACGCGCCGACCAGGTCAACACGCATAGACCGCTTCCCGCGTGAATCAGTGCGGGCGAGCAACGTGCCCGCGATCGCGCGGAGGCATCCAGCTCGGGACACCGATGACGGCCTGCAACGGCAGCGGCCTGGCCGCGTGCATCCAGGCGATGACCTCGACGTCACCGCTACCGGGAGACGGACGGCCACCAGGCGCAGGAAGATCTGAGATATCCCCGCCCGCCAGGATCTCAGCCGCGGGACGCGGCGCAGCCGACGCCATGCACTCGTCGGCCTTGCGCTCCAGACTGTGCCCCTGATTGTCAAAACAGCGACAGATCGACCGCGCCACCATGCAGCCGGAGTACTCCACCTTCGTGTACGTCGGCGTCAGCGCCGGCATCGAGGCCGGCAGGGCAGGGAGCGCAGGAACCAAGGGCAAAGGCACCAGCGGAGCACTTGCCGCCGCGCTAGCGGCCTTTGCCGGCCCCGCAGCAGCTACCTTCCCCCGATTGGGATCACCCAGCGAAGTGATGCGGCCATAGGCCTTAGGAAACAACCACGCCCCCGCGACACCGGCGAACACCAACGCCCAAAGGACCGTGGGCAGCGTGCGCCGCTGCTTCGTATGCAGGTCGGCAGAGTGGTACAGCTCGAAAATCTTCTTGTTGTACCGATACGGCTTCTTGGCCAGGCAGGACTTGTAGGTCAGCGACCGCGACACACCGTCCCACTCGTAGACGATGGCAATGCCCAGGGTCGACATGCGCCGAATGTGAAGGTGACGATCCGCCAGCTCCAGCACGTTGCGATCCACGAGCATGGGCTTTTGCGTCATGACGATGAAGTCAACGCCCATATGCCGGTGAGTCTCCAGCGCGGAAATGTCCGGAGGCACCGGAGAGCCGTTCGGCCTTGGAGGCCAAGGCCGCTGCACCTCATCCCAGATGATCACCGAGCCCGGCGCCGCCCACTGGTGCCAGTTGTGCAAGCCCCGATCATTGCCCGGCAGCTGGCGCCACTCGTCCTTGACCTTCTCCCACACCGGCCCAGCCTCAATGGACTCATGCTCGAGCACCAAGCGGTCGATGTTGGTGTAAATCTTCCGGTGGATCAGCTCCACATTGCCGTCATGGTCCTTGCGCTTCTCCACCGCCCCAATCAGCGGCCGCAGCAGCTTGTCGATGGTCAGCAGAGTCTTGCCAGAGCCGGGAAGGCCCGTAACGATGGTGATGCTCATTGGAGGTTCCGAATCAGCATGCGCGAGCCGGACAACATCGTCCACATCGAGAACTTCATCAACGCCGCGCCGACGATGATCCCCAAACCCTGCTTGAAGCCGCCGATCTGCATCAACGCAAGAGCAGTCGGAGAAAAGTTGTTCGCCTGCGTCTCCATGCTCGCAATGAGCTGTGTCAACGCCTGGTCGACACCGACCATCGTCACGATGGTGATGCCGAGCGACACCAACACGCGAGCCACCAAGGTGGGAATCCACGCCACCAACCAAAGCCCAAGACCCTGCAGCATGTCAACTCTCCGGACGCGAAAGAATCATGAAAGCAGCGAACGCACTGAGCAGCAAGAC